AACAACACCGTCTAAAGCGTTAACAACGATTGTCATAGGAATACGTAAAGGTTCATAACGTCTATAATCAAGATGCTTACCTTCGTCACCTATAGCAATGCTTAACGCACCTAGCTCATCTGTTTCCTGCTCACCGATCATCGTGTAATCTTGGTTAGCACTGCCTGTAATCTCTCCCTGTGCCCACTTAGTAGTCACATACATCATTAGAGAGAAGGCGAGTGTAGCCTCAGTCTGCGCTCTTGCTTGTCTGCCTATACCGTTAAGACCAGCTAAATCATTTCTGAATTGTGGTAGCATAACGTTGACAGCAGGAGTTAAACGCATTGACTCATGGAATACCCACGCTGGGGTTCTAAAGAATAACTGTCCAAAGATTTTAGCAATAGGATGTTTCTTGTGCATATCTTCAATAGCTTTTGCACCTCGCTCCATTGCACCGCCTACGCCTTTACCATCAGTAGCAAACTCTTTCTTATACAAAAGTGTTTCTACGTAGTCTCTAGCGTTCTCTCCAGTTTCTTTTAACTGTTTAGCTTCAGCTTCTAACTCTCTTGCTTGTGCATTAAAGTCATTCCTATCTTTACCTTTAGCTTTTCTTGCTTTAACTCTAAGCTTACCAGCCTCAATGTTTAGTTCTTCAACTTTCCTATCGTTACCTAAACGTCTAAATGTTTTTGTACCGAACTTGTTTACGTTATCTAAGACATACTTATCTAAAGCTTCACCTTCTAGCTTTAATGCTAAACCTTTTTCATACACTGGGGCTAGTGCTTCCAGCGTTAGTTTCTCATCATAAGCTTTTGACATCTCTTTAGCAAAGTTATCATCTATGTACTTCTCAAGAGCTAAACCTTTATTGCCCTCTTTCATTCCTTTAGTGAGTAGTCTATCAAAGACATCACCAGCAACGAAACCAGCAGAGGCTATCTCTTGGTTGTACGCATCTGTTGAACCGAGCAATCGAGGGAAGGTACGCATATACGATTGAAGTTTGCCTTTTACTTTAATCCCTTCACCAAGGAAACGAGATACATCTTTAGTTAAAAGTGTTTGCTCAAACTCCCAAGCCGCAACAAAAGATTTACGTGCCGCTTCTTGAGCCGCAAACATTTGAGAATATACCCTAATAGTTCTACGCCACTTGGTTAAGGACATAGGGTTATTAATAAGAGTCTCTAACATAGGGTAGGTGTAGTTTTTAATTACAGGGAATACTGTGTTAATGATAACAGTAGACGGACTGAATACACCACTAATAGACATCTCAACATACTTCTCAGCATACTTGTTTATCTTATCGTAATCGAGTTTCCGACCTTCACCTAATATCTTACCTTTAATAATAGCGGCTTCTTCATCCCTCTTACGCATTAAGGAGATACCTTCTGCTATATCTTTTGAATCTTCACTGCTTAGTAGTTTGTTAATGTCCCTGTTATACTTAAATTCAATAGCTTTAATTTGTTTAAGTTGTTGTTCATTATAGGCAGTAGTCCTAGCTTCCTCTGAAACGTTACCATCTTTATCACCTATAAATGCTTGCCTTCTTTTTGCTATTTCTAAATCACGACCACTATAAGAGTTTAAGTGTTCAGCACCGCTATCTGCTTTCATCCAGCGTATAGCGTTTTGCTCCAATAGTGCTTCTGCTTCTTTAATTTGCCTTGCAGAACTTTTAGGATTGTTAATAATTTCAAAAAGCTTTCCATCTACTGTAGAAAAGTATGCTGTAGCCTCATTAAACTCTCTCTTTAGTGTACTGAATACACTTATCCTTGTCTCTAAGGCTTCGATACGAGCAATAACGTCATCAACAAACTCAGGATTAGCGTGTAGCTCTGAGATAACATCTTCTGTTCTAATCTTAATAAGGTCTCTTGAGTCACGTAAGACAAGAGAGCCAAACTTCTGACCAGTGAAGTCATCTTTAATAGGGTTGGCTTCTACTTCGTCATCAAGCTTCTTCGACAGCTTTTCATATTCAATGTCCCCTACCCACTCTACTTGCTCATCTTCATCAAATTTAGCTTTAGGTGTTGGCTCATTTGTTTCTGTTTGCTTAGGAGTAGGTGTTTGGTCTACATCTTCCTTGCCAGACATTCTAGCCTCAGTAGCTTCAATATCTGCTAATTCTTCAGCAACCCTTCTGTCATCTTCAGCTACTTCTTCTATTGTCTTTTGAGCCTTCTTACCGCCCAAACGTGCCGCAACCACATCAATACCAGTACCTATGGTAGCACCAGCCGCAAAACCTATACCAGCACTTAGAGCGGTCTGCCCAGCACTGTACTCATCTTGTGACCCTGCATCAATACGTACTGACTGATCCATTGCATCAAAAGCCGCACCGTGAGCCGCACCTTCAAATCCAGTAAGTGCCGCAGTCTTACCTAAAGACCTTTTCATTCCGTCCTTAAGTTTTTTCTTTACAATGTTCTTACCAGCAAACTTAGCTGTTTGTGCAACAACTGCACCAGTACCAGCCGTAGCTAGACCAAGCCAGTTAGTAGCATCTGTAAACATTTCCCAAGTAGCATCACCAGCCGTTCTCCAACTGGTGTTAACTTCATCATACTGATCTAAAAGGTATACAAAAGCTTCCTTAGTTTTCTTATCGCCTTTTTGTGTGATAGTATGGGTGTCAACAGCTTGGTCAACAATGTTAAAGTTAAACCCTGCCATTTGAGCAAGACCATAATCAGCAATCTTAGCTTTAAAATCTTCACCCTCATAACTATCTAAATCTGCCTCAGTGGGAAGTCTACCGTGATTAACTTTATAAAGCCTTAAGGAAGCTTCCAACCAATCTCTATTGGTATTCAAGGTTTGGTGGTCAATACCTTCTTGAATTGTACCGAATGGTTTATACGTGTCCATAAAGACTCCTATTTAGTTTGTACGCTCTTTGGTAGTTTACCTGTTTTATCAAAGTATGCTTGTTGTGCTGGGGTTAATCCTTTTGGCTTTTCTTCTTTATCAAAAAGGTTTCCGAGCATATCCCTAAAGTTTTCGTTTGTTTTTAATTGGTTAAGAGCCTTTTCGATTTCATCAGGATAAACCTCTAACATTTCCTCTGGTGTTAAACCCTCTACCTGTTCAAAGCTTAGAGACGGTGTCTGTACCAAAGCCGCTATAAGGTCTTTCTCTGGTAGGTTTACAAACTGCTCTGTTGGTGACATCTCTGACTTAGGCTTTTTGGTTTCACCTTCAACCTTATCTTCAACAACTGGTTCTGCTGGTTTATCATCACCTGTGATGTTTAAGGAGTTAAGCAAATCAGTAAGTTCGTCACCGCTACCTGTATTAACCTCATCAGTGTTTGTATCTATTGTGATTTCTTTGTTCTGGTTAGCTAACTCTTTTAAAGCGTTTGCTTCATTTATAGCATAGGTTCTTAATTGGTTTCTTTCAGCAGGACTAAAGTAACCATCCTTCATATACCCTACGTACATATCCCCAACATCGTTTCTGATTTTATTCAGTGCGTTACCAAGAACACGATCCTTTTGTGTATCTAAAACGTACAGCCCATCATTAAAGGCGTTTGTTGCAGGTGTTGTTATATAATCTTCATACCAATCAAACTTATCAATGCTTGCTCCTTCTACGAGAGCAGAGTTAATCTCCAAAGCTTTGCTCATTTCTCGTTGATTAAGACCGCCACGTTGCATTAAGTATCTTGTAACACCCTCAACACTTTTATCGTATGTTTTACCTTTCCATGTTAAAGGCTCAGAGGAGAATAAAGTATTCTTAAGTTCTGCATTAACAACCATCATGTTAGATTTTGATATAGTGTCATCAAGGATGCCCTGTGCTTGCATTTGTTTAGCAAAGTTAAATACATCTACATCTGTTATCTTAGAGGTATCTATAGTTTGCCCTGATTGTAAAGCATCAAAGATTCCTTTACTTTGCTCGTCTTGAGCTAAATCTTTTTTATGGTCATCCCACCATGCTTTATTTTTTCTATTTGTCCACGCATCAGATTCAACCTGTGCGGCAATCTTTTCGTTTGTGAATTTAAAGATAGGCTTCTTGTAAATCTCATGGGGAATATTATGCTCCATTAAGATGGTTTCATCTTTCATCTCAATGGCAAATTCTTTCGCCACTTCGGTAACTATTTCACCTTGTATTACTTTATCATAACGTAGTCCCTGATCTACCTCGTAAACACGATCCCATATTTCTTGGGGAGTGCCACCTTCTAAAAAAGCCGCACGAACATTAGACCTAAAAGAGTTTTCAATTTTTTTAGTCTCTGACGTTTTACGTCTTAGAACACCCTCACCTTTTAGTTTATCTTTAAAAGTATCAAAAGCATTTGCCTGTGCCGCTTGAAGGTGGATGTTAGCACCATCGTTTTCTTCTTCGATAGGAACGTGGTACTGGTCTAAATAGTTTCTCAGTTCGTTAGGGTCTTGGAATAGTCCTTGGTTCTTGTTTAAGTGGTCTTGTATTTCTTCATACGTGATTACTTGGGGTTTACCATCCTCACCTAACTCTTTAGTGTAAGCGTAGTCTGCATCTTTACCTAACTGGTTAGCGATGTAGATACGATGCTCTTCTAGCAGTCCCTTGTACTCTGTATCATCTTCAAAGTTGTAGGAAGAGTCAGCATCACGTTGAGCATTTAAACGAGCCTCTAGTGTTTCTAAAGAAGCTTGTTGCTTTCTTCTCTTTTCTTTAAGCTTATCTTGTCCCACTTGAGAGACCACACCAGCCGCTTGACTAAGAGCCTCAGCTACTTGCTTGCCTTTGGTATTTCTCTCTGGCTGGACGTAAGTATCTACTCGTCTAGCCGCAACTTGATAATCAGGTGCTTCCGCAGAATCACGCCAGTTTGTTGACTTATCTATTGAAGTTGCCATGTGTTTTATCCTTTATTTAATTTTTAAAGACCGAATGTACCGCCAGCTTTTCTATAGTCTTGCGCTCCGCCTACTAACGCACTACCTATTGCAAGCCCTGTAGCCGCTTTACTTGGTCGAGAAACAGAGTTAATTCGAGATTGCGCTCTTGAACTAGCGCCTCGCACTTCTTCATTAGCTTGTGCGCCAGACCTTTCTAGGTTTTGGCTTATACCTGTATTAGCTTCTAAGCCCTGTCTCATTATATCTTGCATTACAACATTGTTGTTAATTATAGCCCCTGTATCAGTAGCCTGAACTCTTGAAGCTGTTTGTTTAACTTGTAAATTATTAGCTATCTTTTCTTGAGCCGCCTTCTCTTGTTCTTGGGACTGTTGTAAGTTTATCTGTCTTTGCTCATCAGCTTGTGCTTGTAATGACGCATCAAGGTTGGCTTGATATTGAGCCTCTTGCGCTTTATGTTGCTGTTGCGCTCCCATTACAGACATACCAGTTGAAATCATGGCTAGTGTAGTTGGTTCACACATTTTCTTTAATCCTCACAAATTGGTAGAAGGGTTGTTTACCTACTCCATATTCTTTTACTAAATTAATGAATTGAAATCCCAGTGACTTCAACCATTTCATTGATACTGTGTTTTCAGCGTGTACGTAGTTAAGCATAAGTGGGTGAAGGTCATTCATCTCCTCCACCCACTTAGCTGATACTGGTAGCATTACTCTTTTTGTTTCGAGTAGCTTATCTGAACCTAGTAACCAAGGACTACCAAACACATCATTACCAGCCAAACCAAACATACCGACAATACTTCCATCTTCATGGATGATTGTGTTGCACTTGGAAGACACCTTAAAGGCTTGTTGTAAAGCTCTTAAGGGTACAAGTCCGTTACTAGCCAGTATCTCTTTCTTATCTTGCTCTCTGAGATAAGGAGCTAGTTCACGGCAGTCTTGCCATTCGGATGGTCTATAATGATGTGTCATAGTTAAAGTCTCTGATTACGTAGAACGATATACCCCTCCCATTCAGCACTTTGGAAAATGCTAGGAAGGTGTGAGTCGTTGGTTATTGTTATAGCCGTGTTAGTGGCTTGTGATTGTACTGCTACTTGGAAAGCTCCATCGTCAATGATGGCAGACTCATCCAGTAGGTTATGTTGGTTATCAAGGACACGACCTGTAAAGTGTACCGTAACTGGCGTTCTACCTACAGAGTCAACAGTAACATCAAAGTGTCCTGAGTTGTTATAGTTAAAGCTTATCTTTCTAAGTTGAAAGCGTGAGAGCTGTGTAGGGTCTCCCTTCGCTGGCTCAAACACTTGTTCAGATAGTTGATACTTAAACGTGTATGGATCGCCTACATATAACGTGCCATTACTTAAGTGTGCTTGTTGTGTAGCAGTAGGGTTAGCGTGGTCGTATACTCCTGTAGAAAGACCACTGGCTGTAATTGCTATCTTGCCGTCACTTGCTCCTGCTAAATACCCTGCTGGCAGTGTTACACCGTTTGGTGTGTATTGTCCTAAAGGTATTTGATTATCAATAAGCTTAGTGGTGCTACCATCAGTTAGATCAATCTTTTGGAAACTACCATCTGCAAAAGTTAAGTAGATAATAGAGTTAGTGAAGAATACATCAAGTATATCTTCTTTAAATATCCACTTAGACCAAGAACTCTGTAAACGCTCTTGTGCGCTATCGTGCCATTTGTAAATGTAACATACGTTCTTCTCTTGGTAAGCATCTGTTAAAGCTATAAGCATATCCTCGTTAGGGGATGCGGCAAACTTTCTAATGTTACCTTTAATATACTGAGGAATGTGTGAAGTAATGTTTAAGGCATCTTTAAGCTCTGTATCGTCTTTAGTAATAAACTCTCTTACGCCAGACGCACTGCTGTTATTAGTAGCAAAGAAAACACTAGTGCCTGAACCTATCGGTGTAGCTGTAAGATCACACTCATACTTCGTAGATTGGTCTATTGTTACCTCTGCTGGTGTGAGTAGCTGATCCGAAGAAAGAGTAAACTGAGTTAAGTTAGAGAACAACAATAAGTTATCTTGGATAGGTACTGCCGCTTTCAACTCTGATACTTCATTCTGACTAACTGCCACATCAATAGGGTCAGAGTCTAATAAGGTACGCACCGTTGTACGGAAGAAGTTAAAGTAGGTACTCGCCTCACTAAAGATTACGTTCTCACCTGATAAAAACGCTAAACGATTACGGTGAAAGAACACATCATTAATTTTTGAACCTACAAATGAAGGGAAAGCGTTAGTGTTATCGTCCCCTGCTTTACGTTCTGCCCACTCACCTTCTCCAAACGAGAAACTTAAATCATCGTTTTGTCTAAGGGTGTGTGGCATTGTAGACGTTTTAATAGTGTCTTGTTGGTTATATCCTGTACTTTCTCTCCAGAAACCTGAACCAGCATTACCTTCATATTTTACATAGAAGTCATCTTCTTTCTTTTGATTGTCGCCTACAACACCTAATCTAAACCCATCAATACATTGGTTGGGTAAATCAGTGAAGGACTTAGCAACACTTTTAAATGCTTTGAAGTTTACACCACCGTCATCATCTGTAACATCAATACTAAAATCAGTAGAAGGTGACGAGATAATAAAGAATGGTTCTTGACCATACGTAGTTGGTAGGATTGTTCTAGTGGTGCTTGCCGCCCCTACCCCAATTCTATTCACACTTGTAGAAGGTCTGTACAGCCACCATGCACCATCTTGATACACGTACTGTACTGTGCTTTGTGGTAATATAATAGTCTGGACGTTGTTACCAAACTTCCAACCGTTTGTGCCATTAGCATCGTAAGGTATTGTTGAACCACCGACTGTAACTTGTGTGTTATCAGTAGCAAGGGGAACACCACCAGCCGTTAAACCAGTTAAGGTTTGGTAGGTTAGTATTGTTGAAGATGGGAATGTTGAACCAGTTGTAACGGGGTCTGAGGAAGTGTCCAGTGTACCCATTGCCGCAAAATCAGTAGTGTATAGAACACCATTAATTAACTCATTTCTAATTTCGTTTATAGCGTTACTGACTTTTAAAGCATCGTTGTTTATTTGATCGACATTACTTAAAGTTGTTGTAACGTGTTTGGGAGCTTCATGGTTGCCTTGTACTGATGATGCACCGTCAGGTTTAAAGTTTACTTGATATTTTCTTCCGTAGTTAATAGACTTTAAATAGACTAAAGCATCGTGAGAAGTCTTAGGATTAGATATAAGAGTATCTTTATCTACTGTTCTGTTTTTATTAACAAGGAACGTATAATCTGCTACCGAAGTAGCTGTTAAGTTTTTATTACTAGCTGTTCCTATGTAAGTTGTGTTATCGGTGTTAGCTGTTACCCATGTTCCGTAAGTAGTTGTATGTTTCCAGCTACCAACTCCAGCTTGATAACAAAGTCTACCCATTACATCATAGACTAAAAGAGTAGGTGTTACTGCACTAGGGTTAAGAATAACGACAGTGAATAGCTCGTCCTCACTTCTTTTATAAGTATGGAAGAAAGCAAACTCTAATTCTTGTGTTGTTAGTAAATCAGTATTTGTAGTTGTTAAGTTTGGGCTTTGGTCAGACCAATTACTTTTAGTTTTAACCAGCTTCCTTAAAAACTGTGTGGGAGGTCGCTTCTTAAGACCGTCAACAACGTCTGAGAAACCGTTTTCCTGTACTTCTCCCTGACTCTCTAATCGTAGGCTTGGGGGTTGTTGTGAAACACCATTAATAAGATTTGGTATACTCTTAGAAACTAAACCCATTTTATTTCACCTTTAAATGTTGCGATCTAGGACACTGTACGTACCTGTATCGTCAAATATGTTATAATCTCCGTTATCCCCTTCCATTTCTTTAAGGGCGAAGAATGCTTGTTGCTCATCAGCTCTGTTCATGTTGGAAAGGTTATCACTACCGACAACCCTCTCTTGGAAGAGGCGTGAAGCTTTTACTGTAATGTAGCGTCTTGCTACTTCTGGTATCTGGTCAAATGCTAATACATAGACCAAATCCAATGTTAAATCTTTATCTATAAGGTCTGTATGTAGAACCTTGTCATACATATAACGACCACGTTGTACGTATTCATTCTTAGAGCTTCTATATTTTGTTTCAGATTGTGCTAGGTCAGCTCGTACTACGTTATCGTCTAATAATACTTTCTTATCTACTCCTTTAGCGACTACTACGTCAGGCTCGGAGTTGAAGTTCCAGCCCAATGACTGAACATCTCTTGAAACTTCATTGAGTACCGTTTCAGCAGTCTCAGCATCGACTAGACCCGATGAAAGGCTGTTCACTGGTGCTTCGCCTATGGTGGAAAGCATAGAGTTTACAGCTTGGATTTCTGTTGTTGGAGTTGTCATATTTACCTCAATGAAAAAATAAAGAAAACACCCCCGAAGGGGTGCTTCTTATAGTTTACAATGTTAACTGTAGTTTACGATTAAGATGCGTTAACAATCTTAACAGCACACTCAGGACGCAATGAGTCGTGACCCATAGCATAACGAGCTACCATTAGAGTACCTTGTTTCGACACTTGATACTCAGACTCAACACCAAGGTCGAGTAGTTTACAAGTTGCCGCCGCATCTTTAGTGAATACTAAGCCTTTAGAACCTGTTGGAAGGTTGTTAGACATATACACTTTAGCACCACCGATCAAAGGAACAGTACCAGTGTTTAAGTTACCACCAGTTCCAAAGTCCTTGTTCATTACACCAGCAATGTTAGCGTTAGTGCCAGTGAATAATCTGTAGTAAGTGTCAGCGTCTAGAACAACAGACTTCTCGCCAGTTACATCAGCACCATCTAACTTCTCAAGAGAATTAAAGATAGCATCAGCTACATCAGTACCAGTAGAACCAGCAGGAGTACCAGCAATCTCAGTATCAGTGTGGTTAACAGCACCAGAACCAGCGTAAGTGCCAGTATCGTCTGTAGCGCTCGCAATTTTACCAAAGATAGCAGTATCAGCCGCTTTAGCTAGAGCATTACCAATCTCAGTAGAGTAGATAGAGCGAACATCATAATGGTTCATCGCTTCATCAATTTTCGCAATGAAAACAGAAGAAGTTAGAAGGTCATTGATGTTTACTACTTTCTCACTGTGCTTGATAGCTGAAGGTGTTACTTCGTTACCAGCCGCTAGAGTAGCAGTTGATGCAATACCAGTTAGAGGGAAGCTTGCGCTAGAGCCGCTATTAATAGTGCGAACTCTGTGTAGTGGCATAGCAATGTTGCGTGATTCAAATGCAGTTAGAACTTCGCCAGCAAAGACTTTAAGAAACAATTCTTTAGCGTTAGCACTAGTTGCCGCATTTTCACCTAATCGTGAAGCAGTATAGTTTGACATAATATTTTACCTTTTGTTAAATGTTTAAATGAATGTTTGATGTTTAGTCACTTAACACTTAAATCTTTCGCTTAGATTGTCCTCGCAAGGGTCAAAGGTATTTAATTCTGTGTGTTTCGTTACTTTTAAAAAGCCCCCTATTGGGGGCATAAAGAGACTATTGTATGTCGCTTCGAGCTATTTTAGTCGAAACAGACTGACGGTATGCTGGGTCACTATTGTATCGTGGGTCACTCATAGCTTGGGTCACTTCTGCCCATGAACTATAATTACCGCCTGTCGAGTTACTAGATTGTCCCTCTATAAGAGAAGGGTCTGTACCCTCAGCAGATTGATACTTAGTTTGTAGTCCCGATACAGCCAGTTTAACCATATCAATATCTCCTGAATTAACAGCTTTATCAAAGGCTTGGATTTCAGAGTCACTGAGGTTATCTCCAGCCCACTTTGTCATTTGCTGATAATTGGTTTCGCCACCTACAGAGTCGTAGACAGCACTTTGGTAGTTGTTTGCTAAGGCTTCTTGTCCTTGTATCCAACTGTTGACCAAATCTTGTGGAAAGCCCGCCTCTGATAACTTGTTATAAGCTTCATCGGATAGTTTCCCATTTTCATCATATTCTGATTGTAGTGAATTAAAGTCAACACCAGCGTTCTCTACCGCTTCTTTGACATCACTCGCCTCTGCTTGAGGAGCTTCTTCTGTTGTTTCCTCTGCAGGGGTTTGTTCTTCACTTTCACTAGAACTTAATTTCTTTTCTAAATGTGAGTAGGCTTCTGCCATTTGCTCAACATTTTTAAACTTCTCAGGCAACCAATCAGGGCGTACTTCCTTATCAGGATTATTGTTAGCTTCTAATTGTTCACCTTTAGCGACCATAGCCTCAACGTGTTCTTGTGACTCGCCTTGGCTTTGATCTTCATGTGTGTTAATTGTTTCTGTACTCATAAATAGTCTCTTTTAGATTTATTCTTCAGGTTGTGCTTGTTGTGCATCCATTGCACCCTTAACAGCAGGGGCAACACCCTTCTCTGCCATTTGCATCATCTGCTGTTGTTGCATCATTTCTTGTTGTTGTTGTTGCTCTTGCATCTTCTGCTCATCAGACTTTACTAGTCCTTGAGTATCAATACCGAGCGATGCGCCTAGACGATCTAAGTAATCACTAATATTTAATTCACTAGCAATAACTTGTTGACCTAAAGGTTGAAGCATTTGTAAGAATTGACTAAGTTTGTTTAAGTCTTGACCTCGACCAAGAGCTTCTAAACCAGTTACAATCTGTGGCTTTAACGTATCTTTAGGGAACTTAGGCATCTTGCCTTCTTTCTGCATCTTTGCAAGGAGAAGGTTAACTAAGGGAACTTGGAACTCTTGTGATAGTACAGAGTAGATACCGCCTAGAGCTGTCTCTAGTTCCTGTGCCATGTAGCGTACTTCTTCTGCTGTTACTCTCTCAGCTTGTCGCTGTACAGAACTGTTAAGCAAGAAAGCAAACGACAGGCGTTCGGTAATCTTCTGCATTGTTTCTTGAGCTACACGGAAGTCGTTAAACTTATTCGCTTGTAGTGTTGTAACATCATTAGCATCACCAGACACAATAGCACCATTAGGGGCATCTGCTACAGCTCTCATTTTGGTAGTACCGTTTGGTCTTACCATGAATAAAACTTTAGATGAAGCCGCACTTCCTTCTACGATAGCTTTGGTTAAGGCTTCTAAAGATTTTAAATCACCAACAATTTCTTCACAGAAGGAACGCCCGTAGTGGTTGCCATCTACAGCAATGAAACGTAGTGCCATCCAAGGAAGTTTATCTTCAGTGTATGAACCTTTAGTGCTTTCAATTACAACGTCATGTACTTCTTGGTGTACTTCAAACTTCTTACCTACTTTCTTAACGCAAGTGAAGATGTCACATTCTTTCTTACTTGTATCAAGTTCGTAGTCAGGGTTATCTACTAATGCTTTTAAAACATCTTCTGGTAGCGCATCATAGGCTACAGTTTCTTTAGTGATAATCTTTAGCACATTACCCATCGTGTCTCGTTGAACGACATAACGATCAAGTCTAAATACTTTCATACCGCCTTTAGGTGGCATAAATACGAGTGCATTTCCTGAAACGATTAATTGCTTCAAAGCTTCAAATGTAGGAACCCTTACTGCTTTTGATTCAATGACCTGTGTTGCTGATCTTTCAATACGAGCTAACGCTTCTTCTGCCTTACCCCTAGCATCACCGCCTAACTCTACTAGATCATAATCATCTATAGTCAGACGGAAGAATGCTTGGTTGGGAGGAAGTAGTGTCATTAACAGTTTGGAAGCAAGGTTGTTTACACCTCTTGCCCCTACTGATTGATAAGGTGTTGGATACTGAGTTGACCCTGTATGCCCTTCTGGGGGCATGAGTGTAGGGATTGTTAATTCAGCACAAGACCTCGCTCTTGAAAGAAAAGCGTCACGATCACTTGCCATGTTTTCATACGCTTTGGCTATAGATTGATCGTTCATTATTTAATTCCTATTTTTTAATTGTTAAACCCGAACCGCCAGCAGAGTCACCTTTATAGTTAGTGCCTACTGACCGTCTTAATTGTTTAGAGCCTGATCTTTTCTTTTTAATCATAACGGCATTGCTGTCTACCGCATCCTCAAGTTCCTCTGGTGCGGCTTCAGGTGGAGGGGGTGGAGCTACAGTTGGTTTCTGTACTGTTTTCTGGCTTTTTGGGAAACACATAATTATATCTCATCTGGTTGGTCATTCTCTAGCATCATCTCGATACGGTTAATGACGGATTGTTGTCCCTGTAGGAAAGCTATATCATTCTCAGATATACCCCTTCTGCTGGGTAATTGGTTTGGAAATAAGTTCCGTAAAAGTTTAATTAAATCTTCACTTATGAATATATTGTTTTTCATTTTGACTCTCTATAGGGGAAGGTTAGAGCAAACCCTCTGGTTACGGTAGGTGTAGCCACACGTTAGCGATGATGTGGAGGCACGTTACTACCTCCAACACCGTTATCCAATTTCTATATTTCGCATGAACCTGACGAGCAAGCCAACTCCTGAGTTCCAGTAGTGGTGTCCTCTTTTTCATATTCACCTAACCTGTCCCAATCAATATCTGACGGGGTTTCTTTTTTCAGTTTCATATACACTTCCTTAGTTATTGCTTCATAAGGGGCTTGTGCATATACGTGGTCAGTACGTGGCAAGAAGCTTATACCTGAACAACTGTCTAGGCGTTCCCATAACCACTGCCCTGCGGCTAAGAACTCATCATCAGAGTAATATATAGTCACACTAGGTTTATGTTCACACCAATGCTCTTGGTATATCTCCCATAAATCTAACTGCTGTTGTACATTAAGTTCGTCTACACTGGTTGCACCTTTAGGAGCTTTTACAGGGAACTCAAAGACATAGTTCTCTGGGTTCATTACATCCTTCTCCCACGACACTCCAGAATCCTTTAGGAATGTAGAGATAGGGTCTTTCCCATCGCTTCGTACTCGTCTTATATAATAAGGTGAGAACCTAGCGTGAATGCCACTAGCACTGTCTACTAATTGAGACACTGTGCCTGATGGTTTCACACACGTAATAGCAGTTGATTGGTTAACACCCAGCTCAGCCGCAAAATGCTTATTGGTTTGTACCGCAACCTTCTTCAGCTTCTCTAACGTTTCCTTCAGCGTTACTAAGCTACCTTTACCTGACATCAGTTTGTGATCCATGATGCCTGTCATACTTACACCTAGTAGACACTCCTCTGTTGTGTTCTTCTTCCAGATAGAGCGTACATACCTAAAGTCAGTTAAGGTTGACTGTAGTGTTCCTAGTATAGTGGCTAACCTCGTCTTACGCTCCAGTGATTCAACAGTATCATCAGATCGTACTACAATCTCAGATAGGTTACATACCTGTGCGGAGCGTAGGATAATCTCACTACAGGGGTTAGTCCCAAACTCATGGTCTATGTCTCTACGTCCGTTTCTCTCTGCTTGTTTTTTTGCGGCAGTACGGGAGAAGATACCTCGCTCTCCTGCTTTGGACTTATAGAGTGAAACCCATTCTTCCAGAAAGGTTTCATACTCTGGCTTCTCGTTGTAGACAGCACTGTTGTTTGCCAATGCTCTTTGCGTTTGAGTCTCCCACCAATTTCCAGACTTCGCATGACGCATACGGTCATCAGACAAATTAGAAAGAGAAATAAGAGCAGACCTCCGCACACCACCAACAACAACGATTTCAGCAATCTTACAAACAATGTCATGGGCTTCAATGCTAGTCAGTTTCCTCCCTGCGGCATTCTTGAAAGTAGCCACAGTAAAGTTAAAAAGAGCGACCAAGGGATCAGCACCGCTACTGCGACCACCGAATGTTTTGAGTCTAGCCCCTTTCTCACGAAGTTTAGATACGTCCCAAGTAGGCACTTGACCCGAATATAAAAGACTGACCAGCTCACGGAAAGCTTTAGCCCAGCCAATTTTACTGTCTTGTACATGGATTGTAGTTTCTGTTTCATAAAATTCCTCACTTATTGTTGGTAGTTTAGCAACATCTTGACGTTCAACTGAAAAGCCTACGCCTGTGCCACACATTAATACATATAATATTTCATCAAACACTCTGGGGTTATCTACGGCTACGTAGGAACAATTAAACCCAGCCATGTTATCTCGTTTCAGTGCCTCTCCTGCTGTCATTAGACAACGCATTGAGGGCATAATCTCTTGCTTATAAATGGCATCAAACAGCTCATACGCTAACTGACCGTCAAGCTGTCCTCTCTCTACCCAAAAGTTTATGTACCGTTGTACGGTTTCTTTCCAAGTCTCTCTACGCCCATCTTCTTCCCGCCACCTAGCGTAACGGGATTTGTGTATATATTGTTGATATGAGTCCATTAGCGATCATCTCCTGAACCTTTAAGCGTATCGTTAATCTTACGCTTGTATAATTTATTTAAGTTATTGAATGCAATATCACTAAGGTTAAGTCCCATTCGATCAGTAAGAACAGCAAGATACCAGAATACATCCCCCAGCTCCGATGCCATTTGTTCTTTGAAGTCATACGGTTCTCCATCTCTCATTTTCTTTTTAAGTTTGCCAGCTACCTCACCAGCTTCAGAAGCAAGACCCAGTGTTAAATACTCAACAGCTACATCTTCATCAAAGACTATGGTTTCTGAACACTTACTCTGATACCAATCAAAGCCTTCAAACATCCCTGTAATTTGTTCATACGAAGCACCGCCTAATACATTTTTCATCCCCAATTCTCCCCTTCTGTTTTTTCCATTAATTCAATCATTTTGTTTAAATACCAAACCGCCTTCTTTGCATCCTGTATAGGTTTACCCTTTGTCCAAAGCCGAGTGCTTGTGTACTTTAGTACGTTACCGTGACAATAGTGGATAGCATCAAACTCTCCTAATACGTCTACAATGTAATCTATTGTTTCAATCTTGCCCTCATTGTAATGAGCAGGATTATTGATTGGATCGTCTATTGCATCCATAGTGCTACCTCCTTAGTTTTAAAATCGTATTCTCCGTCACGCAAGATGCGAGCAAGTCTAGCGTTCTCTATAGCTACTTCTTCACCTAAACCTTGATCGGCAAAAGCATCTACTACTGTCTGCCATGTAGCACCTTTATCTTGTAAGAGTTTATCAGCTTTCTTTGCTCCAACTGTAGGACAACCTTTATAGTTATCTGTGGAGTCACCCACGAGTGTTTGATACAAGAACCAGTAGTTCGCTTCTTCTTCATCTACCTCAGTAACTTTTCCATCTAGCAAGTGGTAAGCTGGGATTGTTAACAAGTCTTTATCAAGAGACCAAATAACTGTCTTCATGTCCCGACTCCCTAAGATACCTAAGAGGTCATCTGCTTCTAACTTATCTTCAACTTTGCCATTGTACTTCTCATGCAAATAATCTTTTGCAAAATTTAGTAGCATGGGTTTACGAGTACCTTTGCGGTTTGCCTTGTAATAAGGAGCAACATCTTTGCGGTAGAGTTTATCACCTGAGAGACAAGTAATAACTTTATCGCATTTAGACTCATCTATAATCTTACTCATAAATTCTTCCATCGAACCTATGACATCTTTCTCATGGGCGTGTAGTGTCCACACACCGTCACCCCAATCAATAGGAGTCTCGGCTACTACTGCCGCTTTGTAGGCAACAATATCACCGTCTACTAATAGTGTTCTACCACTCATCTTCATTCTCCTCTTCTTCACATGCTTCAAACAGTTCTTCTTGCAGTTGAAAGTTGTGTCTTGTTATTATGATTTGTATGATCGTCTCCCCTAGCCACTTGACACCCAAAGCCACACTGACAAAGAAGAAACTAAAAACAAAAACTGTATTTAATAATGTAAACTCCATGTGCTAATTCCTATGTTTCTGTAATCGTAACTTACGAGTCTCAGGGTCAAACAATAAAAACTGTACGCCTAACTTCTTTTGAAGCGGTGTTCGTATTCCTACTGTATTATTGTTTTTACTTTCTCTGTTCATCTTCACATCAAACAAGTAAACCTCCCCATCCTTGATACCGATAACATCCACTGCACCCGTAGACCCAGCGTTGTAAAAGACTTCAAACCCTTCATCCCATAACCAAGTGATTGCATAAAATTCTGCTAAGTCTCCTAATCTACTTGGGCTAGTGAGTTTCTGCCCAACTTCTGCCGACATCGAACTCCGAGTCGAGAGCGCATTTGAAGTTGTAGTGCTGTTCTGTCTCTTTAATTGCTTCTTTAGTGATCTCACCTATGACATCCTCCAAGCCTTCCTTAACTATAATTTGAACTTCATCATGCACAAACGCCACTATCGAAACTTCTTCGGTAGTGTAACCTTTAACACGTATCATCTGCTCTATTGTTCTGTACCAATACTTACAGACAATAGCTCCTGCTGATTGAAGTAATGTATTTAAAGCGGCATGGGGGTGACGAATAGGAATTAACCTACCGTCTAAACCTTTAATAAACTTCTCACCATGCTGAGTTTCTAACCGTAGCTTCAATGCTTCTGTTAGTTTCTTTAAAGCTGGTGTCTTAGCTAAGAAACGCTTCTTAATCTGTCCACCTTCTTTCGCTCCCTTGCCAATGATCTCTCCAATTTTTTCGTTACCAGCTCCATATAAGAATCCGTATATAAACGTCTTTGCTTGTGGACGAGTCTGTAATCCAGCCGCTTCTTGGTTTGCTGTGTGTATATCACCGTCTAAAATTTCCTTACCATATTTACCACCGTCATACCTACTCATGTAATGAGCAAGACATCTTAACTCTAGTCCACTCGCATCTGCACCCAGTAGGGAATAACCCTTCGGTGCATGAAATAATTGGCGGCATTCCTTCCCAAAGGCGGCTGTTCCACTTGGTACTTGAGCGACATTAGGGTCACTGTGTGTACAGCGAGAAGTAACAGCCCCCATGTGATTAACTCTGCCATGTATTCGCCCGTTCTTCTCAAGCTTGAGCCATGCTTGTTTACCATTTCCTAATTGTCCTAATCTTTTGTTTAGCATTAAGAACTCAGTCAACAACTTAGCTTCGGGCATATCAATCCCTGCTAGAATTTTTTCGTCAACTTTTGGCTCACCTGATGGTGTAAACTCTTTTGGTGTCCAGCCCTTCTTCATTAGTCGATCAGCAATCTGCTGTCGTGAAGCTGGGTTAAACGGAATGGTTTTGGTTTTTGTTTTTAGCTCAATTATTGTCGGCTCTAGTGTGTTAACTAGTTCAGTTTCTATTTCTAACTTTCGTGCAGACAACTGCGTATAAAGTTTCTGTGCAGATTCAACATCAAAGGGGAACCCAACTTGCTCTTGCTGAAATAACATCGTAGCCATCTCATGCTCTAACCTCATAGGTTCTTCTGGGTAACGCTTCCTTTGTATTAAATCATATAGTTTTACATTTAGGGCTACATCTAAAGCACAATACTCTAGCATCTCAGGATTAAACTCTGTCCAAGCATCCTCCTGTTCACCGTAAGCACCTTTGTTATAGTTCAGGCGTTGTCCCCAAGCCTTCAAGGAATGCGAACCAATCAATCTATTATCGACTGTTCTCTTAAGCATATCCTTTTCTTTTAAGTTGGGATATATTAATCGAGAAGCTACCAATGTATCAAACGCTTCACCTTTATAATCAAAGTCATATAACTTCTTTAAGACGGGTAAGTCATACGATATAATATTATGACCGCCTATCTCTGGTGACTCTCTTAATAATGCAATACCTTCCTTTAGTGTTTCACCAAAGAACTTCCACTGCACACCTGTCCTTGTACACTGTGTAACTATACAATGTACTTTTGTTACTTCATTTAGTAACCCATCTGTTTCTATATCAAATATTATCATTTAACAGTCACCTCTAAAAATGTTTCAATCCAAACGGTAGCTCCACAAGACAGTGGCTTCTCTGGTCGGCTGACAATCCAAGCAACAGGATGACCCTTTGCATCTCTGATTTCAGCTTCAAACCCTTTTCTATTTCGTTTGTAATCCTTAACAGTTAGTGGTGGTCGAAGTTCCCCATCAGGGTTCTTCTTGTTGTATCTTACATTGTGTTGATTTACATGAATCTTAGTTTTCATAAATCCTCTCGCTGGAGTGATTAAAATGGTACATCAAATTCCTCTGACATCCGCCCTGTTTGGTTATTGAAGTGGAGCTGTCCTGCTACACCTGTATCACCAGACCATCTGTTCTTTAGGATACGAACAGTAGTCGTGTTGCTTGTCTCAGCGTCCTGCTGATTTCTTTCTAAGCCAATTACAATATCTGATAGTTGAGCAATAGCCGCTGACCCTCTTAGTTGCGATAGGGATGTCATAATCCCTTCTTCGTGACCTTTGTCACCACTTGGTCTGCGTAAGTGCGATACAACAATCAAACCTATACCTAACTCTTCAGTTAGTGATCGTAAGTTTGTCATCATGTTATCGATGATACGTCTCTCATCACCGCCCTCGATACCTGATACAACAATACTAATGTGATCGAGTATTACATACTGGCAACCACACCCTCTTGCTAAGTATCTAATCTTACCCAATAGGTTATCGCTCTCTGTCGATCCCCAATGGTCATACATAAACACACGCCCTGTACCTAGAGTCGCATCAAACGCCTCTCTAAGCTCCTCTGTCGGGACTTCTTCAAGATGTACAGGTTTGTTAAGGTGTAAGGACATAAGCCCCTGTGCTGTACGCTTGCTAGATTCTTCGAGTGCTACATAACCTATCGTAGCTCCTTCGTTAAGAAGGTGGTAAGCGAACTCTCTTGTGAGTTGTGACTTACCTAAACCTGAACCAGCCGTAACAGTTACAATCTCGCCTAACCGACAACCGCCTATCTTATTATTAAGTCCCTCGTAAGGGTAAGGTACAGAGTGTACTTCTTTCTCAGTGCTGACTTCTTCCCATAAGTCTTCACCATTGATGATGCCATCGGGGGCAAACTCTCTTGCTCCCCAAAACGCATCGATTAATTCAGGCTGTCTGCTTTCCTGAATCATTTCATTAGCATCTTTAAGTGGTAGTCTAGCAATCTTAGCTTTGCGTGGTGATAGTAGAGCCGCACATTCTTGTGCCGCTTGTTGCCCCACATCATCCATATCAAACATAAAGACTACTGATTCAAACTTCTCTAACCACTCAATAGATTTTTTAATATCTCTCTTGGCTCCTGCCGCACCTGTCTTGACAGATACAACAGCCCACTTGTGATCGAAAGCCTGTGAGACAGACATCGCATCAATCTCACCTTCTGTGATTACACAAGTACGTCCTCCATCTCGCCATAAGCTCTGACCAAAGAGACCAGCTTCTTTCAGATCACCTACGACAGCAAATGTTTTATCAGGATAGCGTAACTTCTGCGCTACAGTCTTACCATTCTTATCTTTATAATTGGCAACTTGTACTCCGTCACCTGTCTGGTAATCCCAAAAGCGTGTAGTCTTTTCAGTTAAACATCTTTTAACTAATGGTTTATATTCACCCGTCTTGAAGTTAACTTCTTTAACTACATTATCCACTATTCTCTCCTGTTCATCTGATTGTCCGTAGTGCTTACAACTAAAACAAAAGGTGTGACCATCGGAGTACAAGCTATTTGCATCCGATGAGCCACACTTCTTGCATGGAGTGTGCATTACAAACTCACTCTCCGTTGATCCATCCATCTGGTATAATTTCCTCTGCCCATATAAAGTTATGTTTGTCAGCCCATTCACCACAAGTCATCTTTGTTCCGTCTTTACGTTTCTTTGCGCCTTGCACTGGACTGTTCGCTCGTTGAAATAAGAATCTAATGTCCAACTCTGGGTGTTGCTCTTTCATATTACGCATCTTACGCTGTGCGTCTTGTCGGAAGTAACCTTTCACTTCGACATATATGTCACCGATCTTTAGATCAGGTGTGTAGTTTCTCGTCACCGTGTAGGGTAGCTTACAAGGTTCATACTCATAAGCTACTCCACGATGGTTGAGGTTGAGTTGCACTCGTTCTTCTAGGGTCGATCTAGAAGTCACTGGCATCAGCAAACTCCTCTGTTAGTACAGAGTCGTTAGAGGCTACATCGCTAGGAGGGGGTGCGACAAAGCCATCTTCCTCATCAAAGACACTAGTTGCAGAATTACCATACTCAACTAGGTCTATTACTTGCACAGCCTTTAGTCTCAAAGAGACACCAACTTTCTTGGTTGACTGCATCACATAAGGGATAGGTTCAAAAGCAATCTTTACTCTTGATCCGTTACCTACTAAAGTGTCTCCACTAAGGGGTGTCTTCTTCGCATCTAGCACTACTGGCTGTTGCTCGTAGTAACTCCCATCTCTCTTTTGTACTTTAGCTTTTAGTTTAAACTTAAACTCTACATCTCCTGTAGGGTCTCCTGTTTCTCTATCGTAAACAGGTGTCATTACATCTTGTGTGGTCAGAGAGTTCTTTAAAGGTGGCTTCTCTTTCACTGCCTTCTTAAATGTCTCTTGAATTAGTCCCTCTAATTTCTCACACATGGGTGAAGCATCAGCTTCGGGTATTTGAATGTTGATACTGTAATCACCAAGCGGATTAAACTTTGTATCTGGTTCAAACACCTTTGCCCACATTGCCTTACCTTCTAATACTAAAATATTCTTCGCCATAAATTATGTTCCTATTAAGTTAATGTTTATGTTTGGACTGCTATAGGGGAAGGTTAGAGAATTAAGCAAAAAAGTAATCACTATTCAATACCTCCTCTATATCCAAATTTCCTTTTGTTGGTGGTGTAGGTATATCTACTCCCTCCGATAATGATGTAACT